TGTACATCAAATTTTGCTTCAGATCCTGCAGACACTACAGTAACAAAAGTTGAAGAAGAATATCCATTACCTCCAGAAATAACTTTTACTTCTGATAATGACCCATTAGAAACTATTGGAGTTAATTGTGCGCCAGTACCAGTTCCGTTTATAACTAAGTTTGGTGGGGCATTATACCCTGATCCACCATTAACGACCAATGCGTCAGTAATTTTTCCATTTAATACAACTATCAAAACCTGAGCTTCACTGCCACTGTTTAGTGTAAATGATGGTTGTCTATTATAATTTAAAATTTCTTCAGATCCATAATCTTCTCCACCAGATTCTACAAAAACAGAATCAATTGATCCTCTAAAAATTGGTTGTAAAACTGCACTGAAGCTTTGACCAGATAAAGTAGAAACTCCAATTCTATCCTTTACTGTAAGACTTATTTCTGGATAATTAAATATATGTGTTCCGCCACCGGTCGAAGTTAAATTAATATATTGTTTTGTTTTGTAATAGAAATCTTGATTATCCGTTCCAACTCCAACAATTGACAATCTAAATTGTTCATCAGAAACTTTGGTTACATAATAATTTGTCGTTGTTGACAATCCACCAATTACAGATCCTGTTGTTTGATAAGAAACTAATTCGCCATCAAAAAATCCATGATTTTTAATGTTGATTATATTTGAAGAAGTATTAACTCCAACTGTTGTAGTTGTAACTTTTTTATTTTGATAATTACTCCCAGAAGAAATTACTGATATTGAACCAAGTTTTTTCTTTTTAATTATCGATGACAATTTGTGTATACCAGTTCCAAAAGATGTTAAATCTACAGTGTTAATTCCAACTGCAGCATCATCAAAAGTTTTATGAAGTTTTACTGTAAATCCATCTTGAACAGAAACATGATAAAAAGCTCCATTAGATAATCCACCAACATCTACTCCACTTTGAGAATTATAGATTACTTTTTCAGCATTTCTAAATTTATGATGACTCGAAAATCCAACAGTATTATTCGTAAGATTTACGTGCCCAGCTGGAGATGTTGAGTTAAATTCAGCATGGTGATCAAATTCTATAAGATTTGGTTTTACGAAAGCTCCAGATCCATTTCCACCAGAAATGGCAATAACAGGATCATCTAAGTAATCAAATCCAGGATCAACTATTTCAATTCTTTCAAGTCCACCAATGACAGAGCAATAACCAGAAGCTCCAGTGCCAATGTCATCAGATATTGTCAGCACTGGTGGATTTATTATATCATATCCATTTCCTTGACTTAGAACATTGACATTTTCAATTTCACCATAATAAACCAGATCTTCGGATTTATAATTTAATAACTCTACACCACTTATAAAAATACCAGTAGACCCTGGAATTGTCTCATAAGTTTCAGTGGTGCTCTCTGGATTAGAAAGTTCTCTAATAAGTTTTTGACTTTCAACTGAATTAAGATTCAGATTAGCATCTGAAAAATTGTACAAATAGAATTTGTTATTGGTTACAGTTCCAGATACTGAAATAAAGTTTTCTGTAAAAATATTTTCTTTACTTCTAGCTAATTTTATGGTTGTTTCATTTACTTTTTTTACAAAATAAATTCCTTTAAGTAAATTTAATTTATTTGTGGTGCTTTCTGGATTATAAACAATTATATCACCAGTATAAAAATTATGAATGCCAATTTCTAAATCTGTTCCAGAAAATTCTCCAGAAAAAGTTATTGATCTATCAACAACATTAACTGACTGATTTAAATAATTTGGTAATGATGGTGATGCAACATACAACGAATATTTTAAATCCGTGTATACGTTTTGAACATTTGCAGTATATTTTGTAAGACTTGGATAGTTTGAGGAATTTACTTTTAAAATATTTTTTCTGATACTATAAAATTTTGTAGTGTCTAGTTCACCTTGGCCACTAATATTAAATGAAGTTGTATCTTGTAAGGAAATTATGCTAGATTCTGCAGTTAATGAAGCTTCTTCTGATGTAACCACGGAAACAAATTCTTGACTATCAGATCCTATTAATGTAACGGAGTTACCAATAGAAAAATTATGAGCATCATAAAGACTTACTCTGTAAGTGAAGTCTGAAGAATCGATAAGATCAATTGTTTTAACTTCATATCTTGTTGAAACGTTAAATAACCAATTATTTGACTTATAATCTGTTAGATTAGAACCCAAACACTTTATTTTGACTAAATCATTTTTTTGATAAAAACTAGTTTTGTCTAAAATATCAAGATCCGATAATACTCCACTAACTCTGACTTTTATAATTTCAGTTGCTGCTTTATCACCATACCCATAAGCAAAGGCATTAATTCTAATTACTTGACCACTAGAAAATGCCTGAGTAATTCCAGAGCACCCGTAAAATTGATTTAAAGATTTTTCTTCATAAGTTACAGTCAATGATGTTCCATTTATTAATTCTATAATCAATTCACCAGAAGGAGGAAATCCAACTGTGGAATCAACATCTAAAGTTATAGCATTGATTATGGTGTTGGTAACTGTTTGAGTTGTGGGATGAATACTAAATTCACCTAAAACCGTTCCAGAAACATTGATGTCTTTGTCATAATCATAGTCAAGACTTAATACATAATATTCTTTATTGCCACGAACTATTTTTTCAACTTTAGATATTGTGCCTTCTGCTCTTTTGAAAAATCCATCAAAATCTTGATATAGAGTTTTATTTTGAAGATCTATCGGATCTCCCTCAATCGCTTCAATCACCAAGTCTTTAGTGATTCTATATTGAGCATCTGAAGGTTGAATTAAATAGTCTCTCGGACGTATAACTTCGACTTCTTTTCCGTAGAGAGCTGAAAATAAAATCTTAAAAGAAGCGTCGGTTCCTTTCGAAGAATAGAAGTCTTTTGATTGCTTAACAAAAAGACCGTCATTCAATCCAGAGTATAATGATCTATTTTCAAATCCTGGGCTAACTTGCTTTTTAACTTTATTAAAAAACTCTTTTAAGAATAAAATACTTAAATTAGTTACAATAGATCCTGATGTGTGTTCTGCAATTTCAGAGTCAGAAAATACAAGTTGATCTGTAGTTGCTGGATCATCATAAGATGTTACGCCACTAAATCCTCTTATACAACCCCGAAACTGTGTTGAAGTCTTAGAAGTATAAGTGATGATTTCATTATCAATTTGGATGAGACCATATGAATCTGGAAATCCATAAGTAGAGTCTACAGAAATAGTATCATCAGTAAATAAAACACTAGAAGTAAGGGTTGTGCTCTCTGTAAGATTTGTCAGTTCATCAATTTTGACATATTGATCAATATTTTGTAAAAGATCTGACGCTCCACTTTGGAATTCGAAAGAACGATAATATTGTTTTAAAAATTCTACAACAAGAGGGAATTCTTCTTTTATAAATCTTGGAAGTTGACTTTCAACAACCTGACTAATCTTAACTCTTACTTCTGACATATCTTATAATCTTACAAAGGCTCCGTTTGTGTAACTTGAAGTCACGATATAAGTTGAACCTGAGATGTTAGCTCCAGATGAGATATCATCCGATTGCATGTTCAACACACTGTTATTAATATCTAGTTGCAAATAAAGATCCTCTTTTCCGATGACATCGTTTGATTGAGGACTTACCGAAATTTGTATAATTGGAATTCCTCCATCAGTTTTTGAAGTTCCTGTAAACTTAATAGCAGATAATCTAATTTCTCCACGTACATAATCAATAACCCCAACATTTGTTCTTTTTATAATTGGTTCTGTTGGAGATTTTAAACTAAAGAAAAATATCAATCCTGTTTTCCCATCAGAGTTTGGAACATCTGACATGTATAATGTCTCAGATATTCCATCAACAGTAAATCCTGAAGATTTTATATTGTATCCATTTTTTAAATCTTTAACGTGAAATTCATTTCCATAACAAATTTCATAATCCGCAAGTTTATTAATAACAACTTTTGTGTCACGACGCATCACGATTCTTGTAATATTTGAGGTAATTGATGTATGACTATCGTCAACTATTTTTTGAAATTTACTGTATTTAAATCTTGCACCATATTTGTTTAATTCTATAGAATCTGCATATTTTTCAATGTTTGATGAAATAATAGATTTTACTGTGCTAGCTCCTGGAGAAGTATTTGCGTTATAATATGCTGTTGTATCATATTCGACGTAAATATATTTTAAATCAAGAATTTCTGGAACAATTCCAGCAACTGTATATTTTCTTAGACCTGCTTTGATATTATCTTTGATGGGATTCGGAACAAACGACCCATTATAAGGTTTAATTGAAATAAAGACTTTACCATATTTTGGTGGACTTAAAGTTTCTCCACCAAAAACAGAAATAGACTCTGCTTCTGAATAAATGCTTGGGATTATCGCTTCATAGTCAGCGGCCGTTACCGCACGATTTTGTGACGCATATATTCTTGGCGCATAATTTTTAATTGAGTTAACAGATTCAATTTCAGCACCATATTGTGAAGTAGAATCTGTCGTAACTAAAGAAATATCTTCTGTAACAACAGATTCATTATTATCTAATAATCTTCCACTATAATTAAAACTGTTTACGCGGTTTCCTGCTTCTCCGCTCGTTATAACATAAGAAACTTCAATATAATTAAGATTGTCCAGTTTCTTGCCAAAAACATCATCACCAAAAATCAATTCATACCTTTGATCTTCAATTTCTTGAATAAAGAATACTTTAGATTCAGAATTAATCCCAATTAAGTTCTCTGCAAGCGTAAATTTACGTGTTACAGTGCTATTTTGAGTATTTTTTACGACTACACGAATTAAATTTGTGTCAATATTGAAATTTGTTAAGATAAAACGCTGATTCGAGTTGTTTGCATCAACTGTAAAGTTTTGAGTAACGTAAGTTCCTTCAAAAACTTGAACATTATCAAAGGATGCAATTCCATTAACTACAGGAACTGTAATTGAATCCTGAATTGTAAAAGTATAACTTTCATTTCCAAATGCAACTGCACTTGTACAAACAATTCCCTTTTGTAGAGTTAAAGAAATTGGGTTTGTTGGTAAATTTGTAGTATCTACTGAAAATGATACTTTTGCTTCTGCAGCTCGTCTTGATTTTGGCACATATCCTATTGCTCTTGCAAGAGATACCACATTTTCTCTTAAAGTTGCACTATCAATGAATACTTCGTTACTAACCATGTTAGCGTTGTACGAAGTAATGTAAGTATTATATGCTAATACATCAATAATTGATGAAAGGTTAGATCCTTCAAAATCATAGTCAGTAAAATTAGAGTTCGCTCTCAAATACTCCTTGAGCGAACTCTTAATTTGATCAAAATCTAGATTGCTAAAGTTGACTAGTGCCATTTATCGTGTCTGCTGTAATGCAAATGACAATTGTTGTGGTAATACGTCAATTCCAACAATTTCATATTTAACTATTACGTTAAAACTGTTATTATCATAGTCTGGAGAAACATCAATACCTATCAAATTAACTCTTGGTTCATAATTTATGATTGTATTTTCAATTTCGTCCTTAATTACTGATGCCGAAATGGCATTGATGTTCTCAAAAAGTGATTTTGTTACGTTTGAACCAAGGTTTTGATTGAAAAATCGTTCTCCAGGAAGAGTAGTGACAAGATTTCTCACTGAGCGAGCGATTGCAGTCTCATTTTTGATCGCAAGTATGTCATAATTCAGAGGGCTAATCTGAAATGACATGCTGAGATCTTTGAAACCTTTACTTACACGCTCTGAAGGCATGAAAAAATAATAAATCTGTCTTATTTATGACGGATTTTAAAGATT